GCCTACTATTTGCTTTCGATCAACTTTACCAGAGTCTGCAACTACATCAATGTTCCCTACATAAAAACGCCCTCGGAGATTCTCGTAAAGCCAATCTGATATTTGCTTATTTGTTACTCCAGATAAGTTAATTATAACTTGTTCGAAGTGTGGAGGTAGGTGGGCTAATTCTCTAAGCTGATGTACATTGAGTGGATTTGGAGTACCATCTTTAAGCACTATCTTTTCCTAAATCATAATATGTAGTAATACCAAACGGTGCTTCGATTGTAGTTGATCCGTGTATCACAAACAGTGTATCACAGTAGTTAGGATCTCCCCATGAATCCCATGGATAACCATCTGTAAACATCACAAACTTTTTAGGTTCGAGACCTTCGGATTTCATGTATTCCCAATTACTGTCAAAGTCAGTACCACCACCACCGATACATTCATAATCTAACAGTTCGTCGATGTTATCTTCTGTGAATATTTGTGGATTATGTACGGCTGTATCGAAGCACCATATATGTAAATTAAAACTACCAAATGCCTCCATGATGCCTTTAACTTCGCTTTTAATGTTATGCAGTGTTTCATCACTCATCGAACCAGATGTATCAATTGAAAGTGCGATGTCAATCTTTTGTTCTAAATCGTTGCCCGGCAGTATAGCATCCATGTGCCATCCTCTACGACTAGGACGGGCAAATGTATAGTCTGCTTTGATAGTACTTAATAACTGCTGTTGTAGCAACTCGTTCCAATTTAATTGTGGTGCAGTTAAATCTTTAATCATTTTCCTTACACCACTAGGTAGATTATCAGCACCCGAGCTTTGTGCGGCTGTCATCACAGCTTCTTTCATTTCGTCTCTGATCTCTTTTCTCTCAGCCGCTGATATTTTCGGCTTAGCACTGCTTTTATCTTTGCCATCTCCATCCCCGTCTTTACCTTTACCGGAATCACCTTCGCCATTTTCTTCTCCATCCAAATGTTCATCTATTAATTGATCTAATAGATCATCTACATTAATTTTCTCAGCATTTTCGTATAAGTCATCATACACTTCCTCAGCACTCATATTACGATACTTTGTATCAAACAAACCAATTGGAATCTTTTCACCAATACGTTGATCTACTAGGTCTTGATTTACACAATAGTCGTCAGCTATGTTCCATAACCTAGGATCTCTGTCTCCACGTCTTCCCATATGATCATAGACGCAGTGTAACACTTCGTGACCAATAAGAAACTCTAATTGTTTGCTTGGTAATGTTTTAATAAATTCTGAATTGTAGTAAAACTTACGACCGTCTGTTGCGGCTGTTCCACACCATGCATCAGCGTTAACGATTTCTAAACGTGTAGCTAGATTACCAAAGAAAGGTGCTTTTAGTAATAGTGCGATACGAGCACCAATGATTTTCTCACGTGCATCAGCATCAGTTTTTGGATTTGTTTTACAACCTACGAAGTTTTTAAATTCTTCTTTGTTTGCTGTGGTGTCTTTACTCATTGTCGGCTCATTCCTTTATTGTATATATGTATTATACTGTCAATCTAACCAAAAGTCAACTAAAAAGGAGGAAGGATGCTCTAGGTCCAGCTTGTAAGTTAGGAGCAGTTGGACCGATTGAAACACCCTTCCTGTGAACTATGCTACTGCTTGAACGATATACTTACCAAAGCGTTTATGAAACTCATCAAATGATTTTACTTTGTTTGGAATAAATGGCAAGTTGTAAACAGTTAGAGCTACTCTCACTCCCATAACAGTAAGCTCTGTTGTAAAGTTGTCCATCATAAATCTAAAGAAATTATCTACCATGGTATGCCATACTTCATCTTTCTTATCGGTTTTCTTATTATAGGCCTTGAGCTCATAGCACATCGACACAGTCAGAGAATACATAGCTGATACTTCTTTTACTTCTAAAGTCTTTACTTTTCCCTCTAAGATCTCAGTGGGATTAGGCATCTTACCTGCAATCTTTCTATGAGCCATAAACTTAATAGCAGTACCATCTCCAACAGTACCACTTACTAGATCAGTTTCAACATCAGTAGGAAGATCGTCCCCTAATAGATCACTAACAAATGTCCATGAACGAGGCGTAGCAAAAGCACGTGAGCTTGATTTAGGATCAAAGTCAAATAAATCTTGTTTAGCAAACGACACGTACCCTACAACATCTTTATGTATGCCATTACTAACTGCCCACTTCTGCCACGACTCAAAATCTACTCTCATTTCTAAATGCACAAAACGATTACTTAGTGGTGCTGGCATTTTATAAGTAACACCTTTATCACCTTCTCTGTTACCAGCGGCAACAATAACAACGTTATCTGGAAGTTCGTACTTACCAATACGTCTGTTTAACACTAGCTGATAAGCCGCGGCCTGTACACTAGGAGCCGCTGAGTTCATCTCATCAAAGAATAATACTACGATAGGATATTTTGCGGCTAACTCTTTGCTTGGAAGATCAATTGGAGGTGCCCAATCCATTAGACCGTTGTCTTTGTTATAAAATGGAATACCTCTGATATCTGTTGGATCCATCTGACCTAAACGTAGATCAATCATATGACCTTTCATTTCGTCAGTAATACTTTGCACTAATTCTGATTTACCTATACCTGGAGGCCCCCAAAGAAAGATTGGACGCTTACGATCAAAACATCTACTTATTGCTACTTGTGCTTCTTCACTTGTGACTGTTCTATTCTCTGTTGCTGACATATTTTGCTCCTAACTAAATTTGTCTAAATTTTAACTTACAAAAACAGTATAGCACCAAATTGACTATTTGTCAATCACTCTTTAATGTAACCCGATCGGTGCATCATACACCACAGTCAATCCTTGATCTGACTTTCTCCTCATATATTCAGCCATCATTATTACGCCATTGACAATATGTTCGACTTCTTCCTGGGTTTCTATTGGTTCTCGATCTCCCCAAATAGCTTTTACGATACGTTCTTGTTCTTCAGTCATATTAATCCTCTTTTTCAAATAATTCAAACTGTTCAGGTAAACTATATACTTTTACCATCTCAACCAATGGATCGTTAAAGTCTGTTTCAATTAATTCTGGGTCGTCATAGTAGTCATAAAAGTCACCAGTGTCACTGTCCTCAATATCACCACTGTTAACTTTTTCCCAAGCTTCTTTCTCAGAGTCTGCCTTGACATATTCGTATTCAGTATAAATTACTCTACGTTCAAATGTATAATTATTAGCCATTAAAAAATAATAATTCCTTTTAAACTTAAATATACTGCGGACAAATACCATAATAACACAGTTCCAGATCCTACGAATACTATTATAAATCCCAAACTACATTGAGTATCTAAGGCGTCTTCTTTATCTTGTTTACAGTCTCTCATTTTTTAAACAATCTGGTTACCAGATCGATAGCCTCTTGTTTAGTTGTAGTTTCTGAAGAATTAAGTTCATCTAGTTCCTTTAATAGTTTTTTTCTTTCTTCACTGCTTAACTCCTTCAACCTTGGCAGTATCACCTGATCATAAAATTCGCGTCGTTCATTTTCTTTTTTAAGTGTTGTATGTTTTTCAGTTCCAATAAGATCCCAAACGACAAAAGCCAAAATACATAAACCAAGCCACTCGTACCAAGTAAAGTTAAATTCCATTATGATATCACCTTGCCAGTGAAAACATCAACAACTTCTTCATCACCAAACTCAGCACGCATTTCCATTTGCTCTTCTTCTGAGTAACCATGTTTCTCACGCATAGCTTGATAACGTCCAAGAAACTCTTGAGTTTCAATTGAGTTTTGTTTAGTTGAACGCTCAAACATTTCCCAAGTAATTGTACCGTCAACCACAGCCATTTCTAAGATGTCTGTTGGAGGAATGTTATTTGATGATATCCAACGAACTTCACCTTGTTTACCAAGTTTCCATTCCTTGTTACCTAACACAGCAACACCGTCACGGTGCCATTCACCTTCTGTTACAGAACCACCTCTGATTGCTTCGCCTTTGTAGTTTAATTTTAGTGCAGTAGAGTTGTATTTTTCTTGTAGTATTTCTAGTGTTGGATTTTCAGTTGTGTGTGTCATTTTGTCTGCTCCTAAGTAATAAAAAATGTCTTTTCCTTATTTCTTACTTACAGTATATGACAAATTTAACCAAAAGTCAACCAAAATATTGATTTATTTTAAAAGAATAAGTACCAAGCTAGGACAAGGACAGCTATTTGTGCAGATATTAGTAATACACCAAAAATCCAATGTAAGAATTTCTCCATTAGCCGAACAGATGTCTTGCAACACCGAAGCCGTATATGACAGTCATTAAGATATTAATAGTTATGAGACTCCATTCTTTCCATTTCCAGGCTACCCAAGTCCACCCAAAACCAGCAAGCCAACCAAACCATACGTTTAACGGATATATATCCATAGCACTCATAGCGGCACATCCTACTGCTAGTGCAGTAGATATCCATTTGGTCCACCATATCAGTCTTTCTTCGTAGTCTATAATTTCATTCATAGTGTTTTAGTATATTATCATTTTTCCTGATTGTCAAGATACTGCTGTAGGTTGTTTCCATGTAGTGCCATCATCATTGCTTCACTTTCACCAAACAATACTATAGTTTGTGCATTCAGCAAGTAGTACGGACTAGTGACAAATCTTTCAAGTTGAACAAATGTTTTAGGTCTATACTTTTCTGTTGTTTTAAATTTAAACACAGGCACTTTAGCTTGAATCAACATTCGATATGCCATTTTAGTCAATCGAAGACTGTCTGGATTTACTGGATTAAACCACCAAGTTTTCGGCTCATCCAAGCTGTTGTAGTGCAACTTATCACGTCCTAAGGACTGAAATGGATTTAGTATATAATCTTTTTGGAATTTAGTTTGCCAAATAACCTGCAATGACTCGCTAGTTCGTGCCATTTAGGCGACCACTACAGTCCCGCTATTTAATAGCACCACAGTGAATAAGTCACATTTAAATAATGCGTTTAATTTTTTAGCTAGGTTGTGTGCATGCCCAGGATTACTGAATGAAACTTTTTTATATTTTGGTCCAGGATACTGCACTAGGATATTCTGAGTCTTAAGATTGATAGGTTTGCCGTCATAGAAAACTGCCCAAATACCATCTGAGCTTAAAATTTGATCACTCTTATAGGTTGTTTTGTTTACGTGTTCTAAAAGTACATTGGGTTTAGGTCTTGACATTACTTACTCTCTAATATTAACTACTATTATTTATGCCTATTATCAGAGTATTTAATTAGAAATCGCCACCATCAAAATCCACATTTACTGCTTGATTATCTTCTTTTTGTATGTTGGTAAGGTCGTTGATTTTAGTAAGTAATGCAAAAAGATCACTATGTATGTTACGTGCATCCGTTGGAGTTAACACTAATTCTTTAGCGTTAGTCTGATTCATAGCCTTAATTTTCTCGTTAAACTTCTTCAGATGCAGACTTAATTGTTGTTCCATGTAGGGCTCCGTTAGCAATACGCAAATTTTCTTGCATTTCTTCCAATGACTGATATGGACCAGCATAAGCGTATCGATTTAATGTAATTAGTTTTGGGCAGTAACTTTTAACCCACCCATTGTTAAATTTAAGTATATAATATCCAGCACAGAAAAAACTTTTACTTTTTTTTCCTTTAGTAAATACTGGCAATTTTCTAGGAACGTCCCAAAGAATATTTTGTGCTTTGTAGTCACACGGAAATCCGTAGATACCATGCGATTCTTTTGGTTTGTTTTTGATCGTTGTTTCTACAACAATGTTGTATCTGTCACTGAGACGTTTTAAACTAGTAAACTGTTCCCTTTCGTCATCGTGCGTGTAAACAACACCTTTTTGGTTAGCTAATATAGTCCCTATTTTATTGCCGTTATCTTCAACTACCCAACATTTATTTTTAACTATTGCTTTTGCTAGTAAGCTCATCTTACCCTCCTTGATATATCGCTGAGTTAGCACCATGCTCTGCACACTCTACTGAATGTACCCAGCAACGATCGTTTGTTTGTTCTCTAATTAATTTGTCTGCAAACACAAATGCGTGTTCTGCAAACTTCTCTGCACCAACTCCGTCCATTACTACAATCTCTGCTAGGTCAAACAGTTCAAGTTCTTTAAATTTTTCTAAGAAAGGGTCATTCTTATCAATCGCTGTCTTATGATCGAAGTGATCTTCTAACCATTTCTTAACCTGTTTAAGTCCACCAAAGTCTACTGCCCAGTTTTTATTATCTAGTTCACTACATGCAAACGTAAATTTAAATTGTAAACTGTAGCCATGTAATAAATGACAGTGTGAATGATCAGCATTAGGTTGCCTAAAGCAGGCTGATAAACCAATGTTGTGTCCGTACGTTTTAGTTGAATAATATGTTGCCATCGCTTTCTCCTAGTCTAATAAGCGGCAGAGTATTTAAAGAGGGTTGACACTGATAAGTCCTCTGTAGTAATATTATATTGTCATTTGTGGCCGAAGTCAAAATAAATTTTCAACTATCTGATTTTGTTTTTTCATCATACTAAAATAAAACTTTAATGTATTAAAAGCATCTTGATCTGCTCTGTGTTGCTCACCATCAAAAGGTATGCTAAACTTTGCCATTGCTTCTGACAATCCACCTTTAGGATCTGAATTACTACTGAACATCATAAAGTTAAAGATAGTTTTAAGATCAATGATACGACCACCTAGATGTTCAAATGCTACATTACGTTCCTGGAACTCTTTGCGTAGTACTGAAACATCATCAAACCCCCATACCACACAGTTTAACCAAGGTCTATGTTCTTTTATTAAAGCTTCAAGTTCTTGTGCTATGTATTCGTGACTATAACTTTCAGTACGAATATCGTGATCAGTGATACCTGTTAATCTTGTTATGTAAGGGTCAATGGGTTCTTTTGGATCTACATACCATTTGGTTGTTACATAGTTTTCAGGTTTTTGACAAGCATTGCCGATAGCAACACCTACTTGTATAATCTTATTGCTGGGTTGATTTAATTCTAAATCGATTGATATAAAGTTTTGTTTATTCACACCATTTCTAAATCTGGATAACTAGCACTCATCCAGTGAGCCATAGCGGCCGCATTATCTCCCAATTTAACTAAATTATATTTTCCACAGAATTTAAGAAACTGTGCTCCAATCATTTGTTTTTGCTTGACATTCATCCCTTCAGCTATAGTTTCGGCTATCTGTACTTTAACATCTTCAGGCTGTGCTGTAAGATCTACTAGAGTGCAATTACGGTTGTAGTCATCTAGCACACGGTGTTCAACTTCGTTATGATCTACCCATCGCTGTAACA